GCCTGCGGTTGGAGTATCCTGAGCAGAGGCTTCAATAGCAGCGTCAACTCTCTTGTCGTAATATCTTTGTCTTTCCATCTTCTCGAAATCTTCATCTGAAAATCCAAAGATTTTTTCTGAGATATATTGTCTTGAAAAGAATCCAAGACTGTTTGCGTTGGAAGCCACATCTATTTTTATTTTTAGGCCTTCCAATTCTTGCATCATCGCAAGACGAGAAGGGTTATTAAGTACAAGTTTAAAAGAAATAAGATCATCTCCTCTGAATCCAAGAGTATATAAATGGACAATCCCGATCTTTTCCATTTCTGCCAACATGGCTCTTTGTAGCCGTTGTACAGTTCTGGCAAAACGAATATCCTTTTGAGCCAAGGTTGATTTATCTTCCTTCTCCGATTCGGATTGGGAAAGATAAGCTCCTGGAATCTTAATAGCCGCGAACAGCTTATTCTTTAGATACTTGATATCATCAATTGAATCAATTCCCTTTTGTCCAGCAAGTGGTGTAACCTTTGTTAAGCTTCCCGCTCTAACTGGAAGAAAAATATCTTCTTCAACACTCATCGGGTTGTATCTTAAATCTACTTGGCCGCTATCGTCGTTTACTACTTGGTGGCGTTTCATTGTGGTAATGACACGTTGCATATACTGTTCAACGTCTTCTGGAGCAATACCAGAAACGTCAATTTCATATACCTTTCTATCTGGCGCTCTTATTACTCTCGATGCCATCATCGCATCTTCAACAAGGATTAGCTGACGCCAGATTCGTCTTGCTGGATCTAAAACAGAAGTTCCGTATGGAGCATATTTATCGTTTCCAAGAATACGGAAATGCGAAACCTGCCAGTTTTCAAAAGTTAAACCACCAGCATTCCATTGAAATTGTAGATAGTTTGGGTTTGTTTCGTCTTGTCCTTCTAAACGTTCTATCTCTTGAGAAGGAAGACCGATTGCGCTCTTTACTCCCAGGACTTCATCGGTGTCCAAATATAGAAAGAAGTCACCATACTTGCACATGGTTCTAGCCCAGTTAAACAAGTTGGATTCGACATTCAGAGTTTTATAAAACAATGTATCGAGGATATTTTTTATTTCTTCGTTTGGACAATCAATCTTAAGAAGCTTGGAAACTTCTGTAAATGTTGTCATTTCGTCCGCAAAAATATCTAATGCCGAAGCGAGTTCCGGGTAGAATTCCATCTGCTCAAAGTCCACATATCTTTCTGCCCGACCTTGAATCGCCATGTTGCCAGAACGAAGAGAATCAAACGGGTTATAAACATTTTTCTTATATCCGAGACCCTGCAATGAGTTAAATTTACTGGCGTATTTATCAAGCTGAAATTTTCTTTCTCTTGTTGGTTTCTGTGCCCTAAAATTAACAATTGGACCGGAGAATAACTTTGTAAGCCTCTTAAATAAGGGCGACGTGTGATTTTTTGGGTTATTTCTCTGATCTGCTTTATTTTGATTTGCCATTTAATTCTCTCATTATTGCAACCACGAAAACTCGCGGGCGTTGTTATATGCTTCTGTCCACTTTTTTCTGTTTTCTATTCTTGCGTGCTGCGCCATTCCTGGGATTGACGACTCAAATGTTCTCCCGCTCGTGCTCAAGCCTCTAATAAAAGCTTGTCTGAATTGTACATCTCTTTGTGAAATTATTAAGGCCCCTTCCCGAACCCAACATCCAATTGCCAAAGACATTACCAAGTCGTCGTTCTCGCCCTTTTGAGCTTCTGCCTTGCCGTTATTCCAAACGAAAGTTTTTAATTCATTTGTTAATCTTTCGGAATTAATTTTTATTGATTTGGTACGCAAGAATTCTTCCATTTTTGCGATAGCGAGTGGGCGCATTTTTACATTTGTTGAAAATCCTGGAACTGCTGCGGAATCATAAAGAGCCAACATTGGCTCAATAAATTCATAGCTGCCTTTTTTATGATGATATATCGCTGGATGTGTCATTCCCTTTAATTTTTCTAGAACGCCATATCCGAAAGTGTTGTTTTCTACAACTGTCAAACATAGACCGAATTCTTTTGAGGTTTCAAATAATAAGTCTGCGTATAATTCTGGGGCTACTTTTCCCTGATATTCAGCAACTTGTTCCATTGAATCTACGTCAAATATATGGAAAGCGGAGTTGTCTTCTGCATCTCCACGAGCAACGTCTGCGGATATCAAGTATCTTCTACCCGCTTCTGGCTCTTTCCAATACCATAGATTTCCGTCAAACCCGCCTCTTCTTATTGGCTTGGACAAACCCTCTTCGATCTCTTGGAGGATTTCGCCATCAACAATCGTATTACCAGAAAAATTGAAAGAACATTCAAGTTCTTGTGCAATTTCTTTCTTGTTCATATTTCTTGTTTCTGCATCAAACCATTTCTGATCCCTCTCTGGGTGTAAATCCCAATTTAACTTAATGGGATTAAAACTGTTCTTGCCCATTTCTGCATCGACATACATTTTATAAAACCAACCACCGGCACCCTTAGGAGTTGAAACTGCTATACAGCGTCCTCCTGTAGAGATAGTTGGATAGATACCGGACCACATTTCATCCATGCCCTGAATGATCGCAGCTTCGTCAACCACAAGAAGAGAAAGGGCTTCTGAACGTCCAGAGTCTCCAGTTGTGGAGGCTGCCTTAACCCAGGAGCCGTTACTTAATTCAAGAGTTTGTTTATTGTTTCCGTCAATTTTTGCAATCTTTAGCCAATCTGGGAGATTCTTATACATCATCTTGACTTTCTTTACCATGTTAACCGCAACACCAAGTTGAGTTGCAACAGACAACACTGTCTTTTCTCTGTGAAAAAGAATCATCCACAAGATAAAACCAGCAGTTGCCGTAGAAAGACCCATCTGTCTTCCCTTAAGAACAATATTAAATCTGTAATCTTGGAATTGGGTTATACATTCTTCTTGGAATGGATAAAGCTTGAAACTAATAAGACCCTGAAGTGGGTGAGAAATTTTTACAAAATTATTTATAAAGTAAACGGGGTTTTTCCCGCACTTGATAATTTCTCTAATAACTTCTTTTTTTGTAAGTGGTGTACTCATGCCATCTTTTTAGGAGCGGATTCTGACTTCTTTTTGTCCTTAAAAAGATTTTTGTGATACTTTTCGTACTGGTCAATAATTTCGCTCTTATATTCCTCTGCTTCTGGAATCCCTGTTAATTCATAACTTTTATGCGCCGTAATTGATGTTCTGAATCTGGAGATTGGTTGTATTAAAACATCAAAATCTTTGACGCTCTTTCCACTCTTCAATTCTCTTTTTGCTTCCTTAACTGAAAGCGTTTTACTTGTAGCTATTTTGTATTGTTTCTTTAGGAAAGTCATACATTTTTCAATCATCTGCTCCACTTCATTCTCATACTTGCCTGCGCCCATCTTTGTTATTTCATGAAGCGGAATTTCTGTATGATAATTAATGGTCAGCTTACGACCGCTAATCTTAGTTCTAAACCCATCCATAACTCTTTTATCTAGAAGCGGATTTCCTTCTTCTCTGCGAAGTCCAACTTTATTGTCTTTATCTTCATCATAAGTTGGCCCATCATATACTATTGACATAGCCTGACTAATGCCGCGAACAATTTCATAAATATCATTGTTACCTTCGTTGTTTACGATATCTGCCATTTGTTATTTTCCTTCGACGTGTAATATGTAGCACCTAAAACAAGAGTTGAATTTTGTCATATAGACATCATCATTTGCTTTAAGTGCCTGTTCCCCACAGTATGAACACTTTTTAAAATTATTTTTACTAAGTAACTTTTCTTTAATAATAAATCCGCCTTGGTCTTTATAGGTTTCGTGGGGAAGTTGTCTATAATATTTCTCAACTTTTTTCACTTGTTCAAGGTAAACTATTTCTTTTTCGGTTGTCCACATAGATGAAGGGTCCAATACGGCCTTCTCGCCATATTTTACTTCAATAGCCTTTTCTAAAGCCGCGATTTGTTTCTGTTCAAATTGCATAGAGACTCTCTTTATTTTGGCTTGGAATCTCCGCCCTTAGTTCCCTTACCCCAGCCTTTTGTGTTTGGATCACCTGGTTTTGGCCAGTTGTGTCCCTTTCCGCCTGGTGTTTGTGTGAATGGAGCAACCTTTTTTGGTCCGTTTCCTTTTGGTTTCTGATCTGACATAATAATTCCTCCTAAGAATGTATAGTAAATAGTAGTATGTATTTCTTAAAGCAAAAAAAAAGGCACCGAGATTTTGTTCTCGGTGCCCCTACAATAAGAAGAAAGTTATTTTTTCTTTTTATTGTCCTTCTTTTCAGGTTTCTGTTCTTTTTTTGCCATAGCCCACCTCCCCAACCTTTCGGTTATTAATAAATAGTTAGCTGATATATGCAAATCCCTCTTCATCCTTATTTATTTCAATTATTTTATCTACAGAATCCTTCAGCGTATCTAGATGTGTAATTAACAAGACAATCTTAAACTGGCTCTTAATCATTTCAAGTACGTTAATAAAACTATCTAAGTGTTCCGCATCAAGAGAAGTTGCTGGCTCATCAAGAATGAAGATATCACTAACCGGCAAACTACCACATTTTATTAAAGCAAGGCGAATAGCCATAGCTACAAGGGTCTTCTCAGCTCCAGAACAATTTTCTATAGCTCTTGGCATCATTTTAGGATGCTTTATATAAATTTCCAGTTTCCCTTCTTCGTTTTCGAAATATGCTTCAAATTCAACGATATTTTGTAGAAGTTTGCTCATCTCCTCGTTTATAACTGGGAGAGTTCTCTTTATCAACTCAAACGGAATTCCATTATTATGGACACACTTTAGGTACAGCTCATACGCAGAAAACTCTTTTTGCAGTTTTTTGAGTTCGTCTGCCTGTGTTTCATATCCAAGTATTTGTTGTTTCAATGTTGCCACTTTCGCTATAAGTTCCGAATGAGTCTTTTCCACATTATGTAATAGACTTCCATGTGAATTAAGATTCGTGTTGAGTTTCCCCCTACTTCTTATCAGCTCCTGTGCGTTGTCATACAACTCCTTGTTTTTTTCATATTTTGAAGAAAGAGTTTCACAGGCCTCTTTCTTCTTTGATAGGGTCGTTTTTGTTGCATAATATGGAAGAGTTTCTCTTAACAACATAGAAGATTTCTTAGAAGCTTCATTCAGTTTTTCTCTCAACTTTTCGTATTTATCGAGATACTCATCTGTTTTTTCGGAGTCCAAACTAACAAGATCGCGTTTTAACGAGAACTCTTGTTCTTCGATAGCTTTTAACGCAAGCTCGACAATCGAAATCTGCTCCATAGATTCCATCGCATCTTTCTTAAAAGAACATTCCCTAAATTGTTGTGTCCCGCAAGCAGCCAATTCAAGAATCCCAGCGGATTTTTTATAAATTGACAGAGACGACATCTTCGTTTTCTTTTCATATAAAACAGAATCAATCTCTCTAAGAACTTTTTTCGAAACTTCTTTCTTTTTCTTTAGATCTTCGAAATTTAATTTCTCCATAACATCATTAATTTTTTTGGACAGTTCCTCAAGAGATTGGATTTCTTCTGTTTTCTTTTTAAAAGAAACTTCTAGTTCTATCAATTCTTTGTCTAAAGACTGTTTCTCTCGAACAACCTTCTCAATATCGATTCCATCTCCGACTTTTACCAAATCAGCATTTAGTTTGACGAGTTCTTCACGCTGGTTATCAATTTCCAATTTAATGGAAGCTATTTGTGATTTTGAAGCCTCTAATTCATTTTCTGCAATATATAGCTTCCCGTTGATCTCGCCAATCAACTTTTCATAATCTTTCCCCTGTAGCTTCTTTATTAGGGATTTTAATTCATTGGCATACTGGTTGGCCGGCTTATGCTTCCTTTCGAAGATTTGAAGATCTAAAAAGTTTGCCAGGATCTCCTTTCTCTTTGTTGACCCCTCATTAATAAATTCTAACGACCCGTGCTGGGTGGATAAAGAAGTATTGCAAAAGTCCTCAACAGTGCCAATTTCTTTTCGAATATTCTTGTCAGTTTCATTTCTGTCATTTCCATTTAGGGAGAGCACTGCTTGCCCGTAGATTCTATCAAACACTACGTCTGTCTTCCCCTCTTCTACAATCTTTCCTTTGGATTTTTTCTTGTTTTTTTCCGTAGTTCTTTCAATGTGCAGAAATTCATCCTCGTCAACCCCAATTACAACTTCCCCTCTGCCATCGCTCTTTCTCTCATTCACAATATCGTAATTTTTTCTAATTTTCTTAGAAGTTGAATTAAATAAAGTATAGAGTAGGCCATCAATGATTGAGGATTTACCTGAATAGTTTTTCCCAAAAATTCCAACAATTCCAGACAGTTCTGTAAAATCTATAACATTCCCGTCTTTATAGTTGAAGAGATTATCCCAAGCAAATTTCTGAAGGCTCCATTTCACATTCCTTGCAATGTCGTCTGTTATATCCGCTTCGAGGTTATATTTTGTGTTTATCTCCAGTATTTCTTGCAGAAACTCGTCTGAGATTCCTTCATTCTCCAGGAATTCCTTAATCAATTCTTGCTGGACATTATTGTCTCTTAGATTGAGCTTGGTAGAGTCTCCATCTTCGATAGAATTTTCTACATCCTTAGAATGCTTATCTACAACAATAATGGATTCCGGGGACAGATCTCTAGATATCAAAGACTTTATTTCATCTATTGCAGATTTTTCATAAAACTTATCCAGGATAACCCGAAAGTGCGCTCCTGTTGGATATTCTGAAAAATCTATTTCTTCATTGTAATCAATCGTAATAAATGGGTGTGGATTACTAAAGTTTACTGGGCGGATTCTCCAATTTCTTTTATCTTCTATTTCCCAAATTAATAAACCCTTGCTTGCTTCTTCTCCGAAATTTTGCTGAACAGTGGAGCCGCAATATGCAATTGTTGGACGCAATTCGCGGGTTATTCCAGAATGACCTTTATATCCAAAAAACTGCTGTTTGTGTATATCTCCAAGTAAAGCGTAATCAAAGTCATTGAAAATATCTAGGTCATCATCCGTATCTTTCATTGCCCAGCCCGTATCTGTTTTGGCTCCTTCAATGGCTCCGTGATATAAGGCTATATTGATCTTCTTCGCATCAGATGGTTTCTGCCAATTACCTCTGTCAAATATAGAAAGAACGTTGAAAGTAACATCCGCGTTAAATTTATATTCTCCTGAATTTTTAAGATATTTTATGTTCGGATTATTTATGGCTTTAATCACTGGGGAAATGGCGTCTTCTCTATTCACATTTTTAAGATTTCCATCGTGGTTTCCCGCAATCAAAATTACTGGTGCGATGGAGGATAGAGAGTTTAAGAATTCTGTTGCCAGTGAAACTGCTTCTGGCGATAATTGAGTCTTGTTGTGGAAAAGGTCTCCGCAGTGGACGATACAATCGACCTTCTCTGCGGATAACGTAGCATAAAGCTCCTTAAAAATATCTCTATAATTGTCGTGTTGTTTTAATAATTTTATGTGTGTATCTGCCAAATGTGCAATTTTCATTATACTCCTAGTTCTTGTTGTAACAAGGTATCATGCGTAACCAGTTTTGAAACCTTCTTTCTTTCTTCGAATTCCTTTTTTGACATTTTTCCAACATCACCATAAGGAGAAACTATCACCTTATAAACTTCTACCCCATAATTTATAAGTGTTCTTGCGATTTCAATTTCTTTTTTTAAAGCGTCAGGGTCTAATGCAAGATATACTGGGGTGTCAAATTTTACGATTTTCTGGAAGAGTTTACTCTCTTCTCTTAATGTGGACCCTAACAGCGGAACAGAATTTTGACCGGACTTCACAGCATCAAATACCCCTTCAACAATCACAATGTCCTTATCGAAATCCACATACAGCTCATTAAAAATTATATCTTTTCCAAATGAGGGAGCTTTGTACTTTGCGAATTTCTCGCCTGTGTAGTTTCTTCCAACATAGTAATTGAGATCTCCATTATTATTGAAAGATGGGAAGATAATTCTATTCTTATATTCTCCATCAAAACAAAATCCAATTTTCCAAAATAAAAGATCTTCTTCTGTGAGACCTCTATCCCTGAGATAGTTCAGAGGCTTTGTGTGTGTGATCGAATGTTTTTTGCCAGTAAGAGTTGTAAACTTTTCTGGTAATTCTAAGATGTTTTCACTTTTTACTATCTCATCGGAAAACAGTTCGTCAAGATTTGTATTTAAATCTACTTCACCATCCAATAGTTTCCACTGCTGGAATATACCATAATTTGCTTTCTTTCTTACGAGCTTCCGTAGATTTCCGGATATATCACATACCCAACATTTAAATTTTCCCTTATCAATGTTGATGGATAACTTTTTTTTGTGGTGAGAACAGAAAGGGCAGAAATAAAGATATTCATTTCCTGCCCTGCTATGATCTCCCAAAAAGGAATCAAGAATTTTTAGTTTTTCAGTTGTTTCCATTGAGAATGACCGGCCTTAGCGATAATGAAACTATCGCTTCTATCCATAGAACCAGGAACTGGGTTCCCATGGGCAGTCAATTCTACCTCGAAGTCGGGTTCTCTGTCAAGGACGGTTTCGAACACCACTTCCTTTGCCTTCCTTCCCTTTTGCAATTTAATACCATATGATTTTCTAGCTGTAGCCGCTGAAATAAATTGAGGCTCGACTCCAATAATATCTGCACAAATCCAAGAAACAATTCCATTAAATCTCATAAGAGTGGAAATTGTCTTCGCAGAGGACATACCCTGCTGGAATGACATCAGGGGCTCTTCAATATAAACGACGGTTATGTTGTGATTTGAATTTATTTGTGTAATATACTTTTTTATACTAGAAGACTTATCAAAGATACTTTTTACTTTTTCAAGTCGCACAGCTTCGCACAAGACGATCTTACCATCATCATCCAGAAGAGTGAACGCCGTTACAGAAGTGCTTATGTCTATTCCGAGAATCATTTATAAATCCAATTTGATTTTAAAAGTATAATCCAAAGATTTTGTTTTCTTAACTGGATTGGCCAATTTTGCAATACCAATTAGGTTCTTTTCTTTATCGTATATGCCAACCTGACTAATAAACACTTGTGGTTCGTAGGACGCACTATAATTTGCAAAGGAGCTAGAAATAGTATTTTTTATTGTTACCATAGGGTTTTCTCTAAACGTATCGTCAGATGGAACTAGAATACTACCAGAACTAGAATAATAGGTAGTTCCGGTAATATTTGTTGAGGAAGTTGTCTGTCCAACAAACAGATCGTCTCCCTGGCCAGCTTCTATAAAAGTTCTATTATTGCTCCACATAAGCTCATTCTTTTCAGCATGACACATTACGGTCAAAGTTGGAATTGAATTCGCTCCTTGAAAAGTTAGTTTATATTTTGTTTCTATTCCGCTACCAGTAGTATTAGAATATGCTCCGAAGTAAATCCACTTCAAAGAATCATTTACCGGAGAGGCCGAAGCTGTATAATTTATCAATGGCTGGATATACGGAGCCTGTTCGCTTGATAGCGAATGTGAAGCTGTTAGGAGTAAAAGACCGTGATCATAAAAAACACTTCCAATTACACTTCCAGACCCGTTTCCAAAAGTCTGAATTATCTTTCCGGTCTTATCCGTATCAGAAGCTGAGGCCGTTAAAACTCCAGATATATACATATCAAGTTGGAGGCTTCCTGGCTTGATATAGTTTCCATAAAAATCTCTTGGGATGTCAATCAAATTAAGAGATTGTGTTGGTAAAATATAATATCCAGGATCAGTAAGAGGGCTTGTTATTAGAACGCCGGCCTGTCCAGGTAAAAGTTGATAGTATGGAATTCCATTGTCTAAAAGGTAATAACTTAAATTGGCATACTCATTTTCAGATATATATTCTGGCAAAATGTTCTTTAGTGCTGCAACTTTTTGAAGACTTCTATAATTTGTATAATAGTAATTGAAGGTTTTATAATATGGGCCAAAAGCAGAGCTGGTAGAATAAATAAATTCTCTAGATATAGATGATGTATATGAATAAGAACCGGTATATCCATACTTTGGATATTCATAGGTTCCGCCATAATCTATTCCATTTAGTGAAGAACTGTTCTCGTTGTTTTGGGAAATTTGATCATTAATTCGCAATGATCCAGAACACATAGCAATGACATATTTGGGGTTAGCCAAGAGAATATTTCTAAATATGTCATTGCTTGTAAACTTTTTCATGCACTTTTAGTAATCCAATCTGACTCTAAGATTGATTGCATCTGCTTGAGTTTTCTTTAATGGTTCCGAGAGCTTTGCAACCGCCAATAATTGATTGTCATCGGAATATAATCCAATTGTGGTAATATATGCCGTTGACGGATCAATTACGCTGCTCTTAATTCTAATCTGGCTTCCGGTTGTATATGTCGGATTGGAGCTATAGTTAAATTCGTTTAATCCGGCCTGACAGCTATAGATTGTAGAATTTATTTGAACAGTGTTTTGAAATTGGAAATTATTAACATATCGTCTAAATCCATCTGATATTTCAGTAATTGTTCCTGTTGAATACAATTTAGAACCGCTTATTATTCCAGTGGCTGAACCGCTGTAAGAAAGATACTGAAATGGTGATTTTTGCACGTCTAGTGCCAACACACCCTGTTGATAAAACAACAACCCAACTTTATCCGCTTCCGCATAGGAAGAGCCGGTATAAACATACCAATATTGTCCGGCTGGGGAATCGACATTCACGCTCTCTGCCGTTATACTTGGGTTATCACTGAGCTGAGTAAGCGTTCCTGCAAATGGCGTAGCAAAAGAAGAACTGCCCATTGAAGCAGTAAATGTTCCAACCTTTATTCCATCTTTCGTTAAGACTCTGGATATATTTAAGAACATCATACCGTTTGAGACTGCTGAGCCACTTATAACAAAGTTTCTCACGCTTCCCGTTGCATCAAATCCCAATAGAGTCTGAGCCATCTGCTTATAGATTCTAAATTTTTCTGAAGATTGAGTAACGGGAGCAGGAGACAAACTTCCACTTCTTAGCCCAAAGGTAAGATCCATAATATGGTTGGCAGAAGAACTCGCGTATGGATAATCATACAGAGATTCAAACAAACCATGGCTTGATGTAAATTTCAAAACATTTGTTTCAGTTGGCCAAGTTAAATATGAACCGGACATTAATGTTCCAGTAATAGGAATGGCTTCATAAAGCGACTCTTTGGTTGTCTGTACTTGATCTGGTGTTAAAACTTTATAAATCATTATTACTCTCCATTATGCCTTGTAAAATAGCTTGACTGGAATATCAACAGAAAAGCCAAAATTGTTTCCAACTATTCTTACGATTGTCGAAATAACACTTACAGAGTCTCCGCCAGATACAGAAAGACCTGCGACTGTCGAAGTAAAGGAACTTCCGTAAGTGGAAAAATAATAAGATGGGTTGCTCGCAAGGTTGTCTGATAATCTTAGGGAAAATTGCAATTCCTTACCTACTTGCGACAAGCTAGAAGCCAAAAGGCTTGTTGCTAGTTTCTGTTGAGTACCATTATTATATACTCCGATATCTCCGAAGTAAGAAGGGTCCGTAACTTTATTTAATACGTAAACGTCTGATGCTTGTGATCTGCTAAAGACGTTTGTTGAAAGAACTGGTTCATTTGTCTTCTGTAGATTTTTATCTACAACTTGTAAAAATAGGTTATTTACATATACTGAAAAACTTGGTTCTTCTAATCTTCCGAGTGCGACGTTGGCACTCGCGTTATCGAACCCTTGAGATACTCTGATAAACCTTCTAGTAAGAGCAGAGTTTGTTGTGGGTCCGCTTGTTAAAAAGGAAGTCTCATTGGTTACTAGATTTCTTCGACCATCAATAAGGCTGTTGGAGCTTCCAACTTGTCCTCTTATTAAGGCAGCAAAGCCATCACTGGCAACCACGTCAAACGCAAGAGTGCTCGTATCAAGAACACTTACTGGACCATCAGCTACGTTCAGATCCTGATTTAGTAAGAGTGTCGGTAGATAAAACAAATTCTGATCAACATATGTTAATAACTTTGTTCTTAGACCAGAATTCGAATAGGTTGTTGGTTCAAAAATAGGAGTTTGTAGGACATTTAAGTCATAATAAGCCGAACCACTGGCGTTGTTGCGATTGTATAAAGAATAATCTATCTCTTCATCAGAGAGAGCGAATTTCGCAGGACGGAATTGTCCACCTCCCATTGATAATCTTTTTCTACCCTCGTCTGTTAAAACGGCATCTATGATGATGTCGCCGCTATTATTTAAAAATCCCATTCAATTTCTCCTTATACTCTTTTAAATAGTCACTAAAATTTATTTATCAAACTTGGGATTTTCTTTAATCCCCTTTATTGTATCTGCGTATTCTGTGTATTGAAGATTCAAATCAATTTTTTTATTTGTTTTTTTTGATTTTAATCGTAATTTAATATATTTTTTTGTTTCGTGAAACCCTGTTCCGCCCATTTCATAAAAATCTTCTTTTGCGACAACGAGCATTTTCTCTCTAAACTCGTGCAGATATTTTTTTTCTATATCGCTTAAAACCGGAACCGATGTTCTTTCTAAATAATAAAAGGAATCTTCTTTCAAAAGTTTTATTTTTGTGATTCCAGAGCCAATAGTAAAAGATACGAATCCAGATTTTGCTTCATAATTGGTGATATAAGTATTCTCAATTATCTTTAGGCTCCCAGGAACTGGCTGCTTGTCTGATGCTGCAAAAAAATAATAATATTCTTTATTTGGCTCCAATTTTTCATAATACGAAGTTTCCTGTTTTTCTAGATCTAGAACCTTGTGTAGCAGTGAATCATTATATAAATCCTGAGTAAAATTAATTATTGGAGTTTCTGATCTGTAAATATAAAGCTTTGATGGCTGAAGAAGAAGAATTTGATTTTGGTAGAATTTAGGAAGAATTGTAATATCTCCAATTGCTTTTGGATCTACGGGTTCAGAAATGTGTTCGTAACTTACGAATTGTGGGATTGAAAAATTAAAAAGAATTTTTGGTGGCAAACTTTTATATTGATTTTCTTTGCTATTCTTAAGAACAGATATAAATAGGTCAGAAGGAGTTATATAAGCATTTGGGTAGCTACCAAATTCTGTTGCAATCTTTCCCGGTAGATCAAAGTAGGAAGTCTTTAGAATATAAACCAATTCTTTCTTTATTTTTGTTTCAAACTCTTTCGGTATTTTTTCTTCATTTGATATTGGGGAGTTAGTCAATTCTTCATTAACCTTGGGAGCGGCAGACTCAGTAAGCACATTTGTTATGTTTATTGTATCTTCAAACATTTTTATTTCTATTGTATCTTCAAACATTTTTATTTCACCAATATAAAGTAATTTTCTAACAAAGAATTATTAAGGAATTCATGTTTGGACGAAATCAT